CTTTGACCTATTCGGTAGGAGATACTTTAAGAGATGGTCTATTTAATAGGTTACTGAGAAAAACAGATAGTGTAGTTAGATTGCACATTGATAATCCTACTATGTCAATTACTAACCTTTCCAATATATATGTCAAGAAAGAACCTAAGTGGTATCAATCTACTGCATTTAAGGTAGGTGTAGGTGTGTTATTGGGCATTGGTATTAGTAGTCAAGTAATCAAATAGTAAAGTTTTATATTTCATTATCAGTCAATTACGAAATGTAAGTAAAAATAATTGTGATTATTTTGATAGAAGTATTGCAGAATCAAAAAAAGGTTTTATCTTTGCCCTACCAATCAATCACAAAATATTTACTCACTCACTAAATCAAACGAAATGAAAATCTCAACTGCAACCCTAAGAAAAGTTTACACAATCAGAGAAACTGCTACCAATTACATCTTTACTAACTCATTTAATATTCACATTGAGTTAAATAAATTAGATGGTTCATATGTTGATAGTAATTTAAAAGACAATGCAGATACTCAAAAATTATTTAGAGCATTGTATAAAATAGCAAAATCAATCTAATCAAGGGAGGCTCAGACCTCCCTACTTTTTCCATTTCTAATTTTCTAATCAATCAATCTATAATTCATAAACTATGAACACATCAACTATTTTCAAACTTGCAGAAGGTAACACCTATTTTCACTATGACCATCTTAACGGCTCAATGATTTCAATCGTAACTGAAGGATGCTATAGCGGTATCTTTACTCGATGCGATTCTAATTGTGCTGTAATGGCAAGGCAATTCCACAAAGAAGAGTATCACAATGTACCTCTTATCTATCGTGACTATATTGCAGTATCTACAGAAGAGTATGTAGAGGCATTCGATAAGGCAATGGCTAAGTTAGAAGAGGCATCACACATCATGTTTAAATCACTTTAATTTTTAATCAATAAATCCAAATCAATTATGTTACCAACTTTAAATGCTCCAGTAGGAGGCGAATCAAACTATTCAAATAAGATAGCACCAGTAGGAATGCATCTTGCACGTATCTATCAAATCATTGACTTAGGTACAACTGAACAAACTGGTCAGTTTGGCGGTAAGAAAAGAAAGGTTCAAGTATTATTTGAACTACCATTAGAAACGGCAGTCTTTGACCCTGAGAAAGGTGAGCAGCCATTTTACGCACGTAATATGTATACCTTATCAATGCACGAGAAAAGCACCCTAAGAAAAGATGTGCATTCAATGATGGGTAAGACCTTAACAGATAATGAGGCTAAGTCATTTAACATCTTCAATCTACTTGGTAAGGAATGCATGGTTAACATCATTCATAAACAAAGCGGTGATAAGACCTTTGCCAATATTCAAACTATTACACCAGTTCCTAAAGGTATGGTATGTCCTCCAGCAGTTAATCCAGCACTTGTATTCTCTACTCAACAACCTGATATGGATGCATTCAGAAAGTTACCTGAGTTTGTTCAGGATAAGATTAAGTTGAGTGATGAATTTATAGCTTACATGGAATCTCAAATGAATGATACTAAGTATTCAGTTAGCAACTTACCACCAACCTTTGAAGTAGAGAAACCAGTTAACCCAAGTGACTTTGAATGGATGCAAGGTGACTCAGAAGACCCAACAAAACTACCTTTTTAATTAATTAATAAGGGGGTAAATAATGCCCCCTTTAAAAACCCCTTTACTATGAAAGCAGAATTATTACTCAAGGTTGATTCACTCTATGAAGTCATCAACCATTCAAATACTCTCAAGACTCAGCAACTAATCAAAGATGCACCAAATAAGGTCGAGGACAAACTATCTTACGACATTACCGAGCATACTATTAAATTAGCAAATGAAGTCGTTAAATCAATTGAAACGAGTCGTAAGGCTATTACCTCACCACTTGATGCATACAAGAAGCAAATTATGGACGTGGAGAAAGAAGCAGTTGAGCCACTCAAGAAGTATATTGAATCTGCTAAGAGTAAGATGTTAGATTATAACAATGAACTTGAAAGAGTACAACGTGAGGCAAATGAGAAACTAAGGATTGAATCTGAGAAAGCATTAGAAGATGCACCCTTTGATGTATTCAATACTTTAGCTGGTTACTTTGTTGACCAAGCAGTTAGCATCAATACTGAGCAACCTAAGAACATTAGGGTTACTAAGAAAGCAAGAATCAATGGTGAAGTGAACTGGTCGATGGTTCTTAATGTTTTATTCGCTGCTGAATGTATAGACTACCAAGATTTGCTCACACCACTTGCAAAGGCTATGGAAAAGTGCGGTGTAGTGAAGATTGATGGTATTGAAATATATGAACATAAAACACAAGTAATTCGATAAGTTATGACACGTGACCAATTCGTTTACTTTCCAGCACTATCTTGCTCACGAATTAAGAAGCATTATACTGGTGACATCAGCTATGCAAAAGCAGCACTTGAGTTAGGAGTAAGTCTTCACCATCAGTTGTTAGATTTGAAACCTGAACAGATGAACCTTGAGGCATACAACGTACACAAGGCAATATCTAACCACCCAGTAGCATCAAGGATAATGAATGGTGCAATCAATGAGCATCCAATGATTAAAGAGGTGCAAGTAGGTAGACATACCATAGAAGGTAAGGCAATGTTTGACATCTACAATTCACAACTTAATGTGATAGCAGATATAAAAACCACATCAGCAAGAACCTTAGATGTGTTTGCCTCTGACATGGTCAAGCACTACAATCACATTCAAGCAGTATGGTATAGCCTTATAGCTGGAATAGACCCTAAGAACTTCTTTTATATTGGTGTAACATCAAGGTCTAAAAGGTTAGGTAGTAACTCAGATACTATCTTAGTGTATAGGCATTCAGACCAAGAAATATTAGAAGCACGTAAGTTAATTACTGGATACCTTGACCAAAACATTGACCAACTTAAATCACATTTTAATTCATCTTATAAATCGTAACTATGAAAAATGAAACTGCAATTGAAATCATACTTAGACTTCTTAAATTACATACTAAGTTAAACAGAGAATGCCCTGAGATATTAGAAGTCATAGAAAGCTACATAGACATTGAACAGAATCAAATTACATCTGCTTGGAATGATGCATTTCTAATAGGTAAAAATGGATTCATTCTTGAAGATTATAGCAATGGCAAAGAATATTATAATGCAAAATATAAGAAGCCATGAACCATGAACTAATAGCGCACATCGAATACCTTAAAGATAAGGACATGAGATTTAAGGTAATTGAGGAAAGATACCTTATTGCAGTTAGTAGATACTTTATGTGCGGTGGTGAATTACCATCACACCAAATAGCTAACTATCTCGGATTAAACAACCATAGACTTACTTTAATGATTCAGGATAAGATGGCTCAAATGACTGGTGTAGAATTAAAAAATAATGCACCTAAAGTCAACATCTACAATTCACTTAAAGACTTAGAATATAAGTCACCAAGAAGTTATAGATACGAATGGCAGCCGGTATATGAATTAAACTACTATCTGTATCTTGCGAATAATTCAAGAGAGCAAATAATTCATAACTACAAACTATTCCTAAATGAATCAAGAAGTAGAGATATACAAGGTCATAGCAAGATACCTAAGCATCAAGCATCCAAAAGTGATTTTTCGTTTTGACTTTGCAGCTGGTATGTATCTTAGTCCATATATGGCTAATAAGCATCGTTCACAGAATCCAATCAAAGGTTACCCTGACTTATTCATTGCACTTCCTCGTGGTGGTTTCTCAGGTCTATTTGTAGAAATTAAAGCAGACAAAGCAAACCCATTCAAAAAAGATGGCTCTCTTAAATCCAATGAGCATTTAGAAAGACAAGCAGAGGTATTAAAAGCCTTGAATGAAGTAGGCTACGCAGCATTATTTTCTACTGGAGTAGATGAAACAATAAAAGTGATTGAGTCTTATATCAATCAAGAATAAATTTTTAAATTAGCAACATTCAGAGGTGGTATCCTGAATGAATTAAAAACATTGTCGCCCTATGGTGACTGAGAGGCAATGCGTAGCAGAGCCGATACCACCTCAGTCCTCATAGGGCTTTGTAATTTATATGAATAGCAGAGACACATGCATATTTTATCGTTCTATGTTTGAATCAATAAAGGAGCTTCCAAAAGATATTCAGGCTGAATTATACAATGCAATATTTGAATACTCATTGGACTTTATTGAGCCAGACTTAAGCGGTCTATCAATGACAATCTGGAGGCTTATTAGACCAGTATTAGAGAAAGGTAATACCAATTATATAAATGGAATTAAGCCAAAGTCTAAGCAATCAATAAGCGAAATAGAAGCGAATGTGAAGCGAAATGAAAGCGACATAGAAGCCTATAAGGATAAAGATAAAGATAAGGATGAAAATAAAGATATAGATATAGTTAAGAGTGCTAAGGCACAATCATTCAAGACTTATAATCGTAATGACCTTATTGAGCAAATGAAGCCATTAATTGAGAAGTATGGAAAAGATACTTGCAATGCTTTTTACTCTTATTGGTCTGAACCTTTAGCAAATGGTAAGATGCGATTGACTAATGAAAAGGCTTGGGATACTAACAGAAGACTTACATCTTGGAAACAAAGAGAGAAACAACCTAATACCAACTTTGTCAAACAACCACAACCAGTCTTCAATCGTTCATCACAAGGTCAACATTATGTAGGTGACGATATCAAATAGTTGTACGTACAAAAATTAAAAATCAATACGTACAAAAAAATAAATGAAAATAATTTGATTGATGTATTGCATATTCAAAATAAGATGTATATTTGCCTATCAATAATTCACTAAAAAAATCAAACGTTATGACAACTCAAGAATTTAAAGCAATCGCAACTGAAAAATTTTCAAACATCTCAACTAATGAATTAATTGCTGAATCTAAAAAATTAATGTTTGACATTTCAGATGCATCTGATTTAGTTTTAGAAGTTATAACTGATATTCTTTTTGAAAGAATGCCTGAATCTGAATTTATTGAATACTCAAAATCACTTTAATAAACTAAGGGAGGCTAACCACCTCCCATTTTAATAACTCAATAAATCAAACACAATGACAAAAGCAACTATTAGAATATTTGGTAACATGATTTACTTAGACTTTTTTAACTCTACTGAGGTTTATTCAATTAAAGGTTTTGACACAATAAGAAAAGCTAAGAACTATGCACGTAAATACAATATCACATTAGTAGATAAGATGCCTAATTTAATTAAAGAGTTCGAGTACAATGACTAACCCACAACAAGCACTCATAGGCATACTGATGACTGGTGAAACACATCAGGAACTAATACCACAAATTGGTGAGCATCTCTTCAATGAGGTGCTTACCTCAAGATGTTACCAAGTAATTAAGAAAACCATTGACAAAGGTCTTACACCTAACTTGGTCAACTTCTTTATGACATCAAACGACATTGATAAGTTCACTCCTAAAGAAACATCTGAGATAGTTACATGGTCAAACAACCTAACCTACAATGAACCAGTCAATGAATACATAGCTATACTTAAAGACAATCACATAAAGCGTTCAATAGCATCAATAGTAACTGAGCAATCATTAGGACTAAGTAATACTGATGGATTCACAACTGCTACTGAAATAATCAAATCACTTACCAACCTACTTGATACTGGTAGCAGTTCAGATAACATCATTGACCTATCTGAACTAACCAATGATGAACGTGAGGCATACTATCGTAGGGCAGCATTAACACTATCAGGTAAGACTACTGGTCTTGAGACTGGTCTAAAGTCACTTAATAAGTTTACGGGTGGTTTTCATCCTGAGTTCATAATCATAGCTGGTAGACCATCAATGGGTAAAACTGCATTAGCATTATTTCATGGAATGAAAAGTGGTGAGGCTGGTATCTACTTCAACCTTGAAATGAATAAGAGCCAACTATGTCAAAGGTTAATACTTCAAGATGCTGGTGACTTAATCCACTCTTCAAGATTACGTGATGGTAACCTAAGTCAATCTGAGTTACATTCATTTGAAAAGGTAATAGGTAACATAGAGAAAGTACCATTCTTAATCTATGATAAGGCAAGGTGTGGAGTACATGAGGCAATAAGGGTAATGAAACGTGAGCATCGAAAAGGAAGGTGCAAGTGGGCTATCATTGACTACCTACAACTAATGACCATAGAAGGGTTTAAAGGTGGCAATAGAGAGGCTGAAGTAGCTGAAATAAGTAGAACATTAAAAGCAGCACAAAAAGAACTTGGCATACCAATTATAGCACTTGCACAACTTAGTCGTGAGGTGGAGAAAAGACCTGATAAGAAACCAATCTTATCTGACCTTAGAGAATCAGGTTCATTAGAGCAAGATGCAGATAGTGTAGCATTTGTTTGGAGACCTTCATACTATGGTTTAAATGATGAAGATGGTAATCCATACACCAATCACATCTTCTACCTATTTGAGAAACATCGTCAAGGTGCTACTGGTATAGTTGAGTTCAGACATTCACCTAACATGACCAACTTTACAGATGTAACTACTCACGATGTTGGTAGTAGTTATTTGCCCAAACCTAAAGACCTAAGAAATTATACTGACAATGACTGGAATAAAGAAACAGATGATACTCCATTCTGAGTATAGCAATTACCTT